TTCTGGTAGCCACCTAGCGTAACGACTCTTATGTATAAACTCCTGATACTGATCCATTTCCATTACTGTACTTCCTCAATAAGTTTGTTTAAGTAAAACGATGCTTTCTGTAAATCCTCTAAGGGTTTCATCTTATAGTTATATCTCCAAACATATTTCATAAGGTTACCTTTACAGTATCCTTGAAACTCTAATGTAGTCATACTGGCCTTTATTGCTTCTATGCACTCAACACCACCCATGTTATAGTGCTTGGGTCTGTTTACTGAATCACTCTTTTCTTCTAAATTAGAGATATGTTTATGTTTAATATTTGCTTTTGTCATCTCATCTCTGGCTTTATTTCTTGTTACTCTATCCCATTCTTCGGGAGTAACATCATTCAAACTCGTCATTTCTATAGTCCTCCATAAATTTATCTACACACATCATTAGCCTATCTTCAAAAGCAACAAGTATATCCTCTACAGAAATATCAAGAGCTTCACAAACCAAAGTAACATCGTATTCCTCTGTTATGGCTTCCTTTAATTCCTCAAAAGTTAGAGACATGGTTTCTTATCCTTGATGTACTTGTGTAATTCTGAAATTGTATTTGCAGTATAGCATAAAAAGCCTTCCTTTGCACACCATTCTTCCATAGTTGTCTTACTATTTTTCCTAATTTTTTTCTTCTTACTGGACAAAATAAACACAAGCTCCCACCCTTCGTCCTTTAGGGAGTCTCTTATTGCCTTGTATTTCTGTATGTCTCCTGCCCTAAAGAATCCCTTACACTCTATTAATATCTTTTTCTTTTCATGTACAAAGTCTGGAACGTAGTGCCTATAGGTAACATAGGGTAATCTATACGGTTCGTAAAGATAGTCCGGCTTCTTTAACTGTAAAGCAACTTGTTTTTCTAACCCTGATCTATACTGTTGGCTCAAGGGATATCTCCATAACTTTAGGTTCAAACTCAACATGACTAAAGAATCTAGGCCCACCTGAATATGCAAATGCTCTTAGGTCAGGATAGCAATGTGCTTTAAACTGACAATAAGAACACCCTGCTTGTAGTTTTAAGTTTCCTGACTTACCATCCGGTACAGGATCAAAACATACCTTTTCGGGTTCTACTGGGTTTTCTACTATTCTTTTTACATGCTTAACTCTATCCCTTATGTCTCCCTTTATGTAGTCATAAATGGGTGCTTGAGTATCCTTTAGGTCATACTTTAGGTAAGTTAAGGTTCCATTTACTTTATCCATAGCTAACCACCCAAACTCTGTTTCTCCTTCTGAATGGGCATAGGCTTTTATCTGATCCAAATAACCAAAGGGATCATCCATAGCCAAGGTTCCGTCCTTAAACTTCTTAAAGCCAAAGGAACTAGCGGATTTTACATCAGTAACAATACCGTCTATCTTACAGTCCATACTTCCTTGTACACCTTCTACTTCACATCTCTTTTGTTCGTCAGTAACACTATGTCCTGCCATACGGGTAAAGAATAACAACATCTCCTCAACCAAATGGCCGTACATAAACTTAACGTAGGTGTTGGGCCTAATAACTTCTTTCTGTGTACCATTAAAGTGATTCCAGAGGAACTTATCAGTCTTACCTATGTTTGATAATCTAAGTTTCCTATTATCCTGTCTCTTTTCTCTGCCAAACTCCTTTCGCATTAGAGCCTTGACGGACTCCCCAAATTTCTCTATCTCAGCTTCAACATCTACAGAACTGTCAGCATCCTTAGTCTCCATGAGTTTATAAATATCTTCAACTACCGTATATATTTTTTTCATTCTTTATGCCTCACAAAAGAACACGTATTTGTTTCCAAGTCTACTTGAAACATACAGACACCCAGTTCTTTCTGTCTTTCTGTTCTACCATAGCCCGAACGCTTATTTTCAAACCGTGTCTTTACGTCTATAAGGATAAGCTCACCATCCTTTAATACAATTAAATCAATAGGGCCAGTTGAGCTTGAGTTTCTAAAAACTTCCCACCCTCTATCCCAAAACCAGGTAGTAGCCATAAGCTCAGAAATCTCACCCTTTCTCGTCCTTAATGGGTGGTTATTAGTGAGTTTCTGCCCAGTTAGCTCCAACTTTGTATTCTCCTGCAAGTGGACATCCGAGCTTGTAGTATTCTCCTGCTGCTTTAATACATTCAGTCGCCAAGTAGCCAAATTTCTGTGCCATCTCCTGTTTAACTTCTGATTGGATTTCATCATGTATGTTCCCTACAATTTTATATTCAATTTTCCATAGTTTTGCGTACTCATCCAAAAGACATAAGGATTTCTTCATTACTATGGCCCCTGCTGATTGTAACAATGTATTTAATGCACTGTGTTCTGATCGTATACTGACCCTTCTCCCATCCAATCCCTGAATATAACCTCCACTAGCCTTTCCTGTAACTCGTTTTCGTAGCTCATTAAGTGATGGCGTATTTTCGAGGAATCTTTCTTTAAGTCGTTTACCATCGCTACTGTTTCCTCCAAAGAGGCTTCCAATTTTAGCATTTCCGGCCCCATATAAGAAAGCATAAATAAAAGTTTTAGCTTGATCTCTTGTTCTAAGTCCTGCAAGATTTTGGTTTGTAGTATGTATGTCTCCGTTGAGTATTTCATTTGTGTATTCCTCACTTTTCATGTAGTGTGCTAACATTCTAAGCTCTAAACCTGAAGCATCTACACCCACAAGAGAGTAACCTTTAGGTACAGACCAACACGCCCTACACTGTTCTCCATAAGGCGAATATACGGCAGGAACTTGAGCAGTGTTGGGGGATGAATGTGTCATTCTACCAGTAACAGCACCGTTAGAGTTAACATACCCTCTAATCCTACTGTCTTCACTGTCCACAGAATCCAACCAAGAGCTAACCTGTGCTACACGTTTCTGCAACATCAAGTATTCAGCTATCATGCTGACTTCTGGAATACCCTTAACTTCCTGCAATACTTTCTCATCTACTATGGGGTGTCCTTTTTCGGTAAACATCTCTGGTTGCCAACCGAAATACTGTAGGTGTCTTCCTATCTGTTGTCTTGATCCTAGATTAAAAGGTTCCCAATCAATCCTAGAAAACCAACCTTCTGCGGTTTCCCATGAATCACCTAAGAACTTTAGGCCCACTATGGACTTAGTGCCGTCCTTCTTAATCTTCGGTGTTACTTGTTTAACAAAAGTAGGTAAGGGTTTAAAACTTTTCTGTACCTTTTCCTCTAATTCATTTTTCTTCTCCTTTAATTCAGCCAATAAGATAAAGGCTTTCTCTTGGTCAAACAACCAACCATTACTAATCTGTTTAGCTATTATCTTTTGTGTCTGATGCTCTAAAGAAATAGACTCATCAGAAAAAAACCGTAGCTCTTTAACAAGTTCATTATGTGCTGCCTTAGTAACCCTAACGTCCTGTATGCAATATTCTTCCATCTCTGGTGTAAGCATAGACCAATCAGAATGCTCTCCTTTAGGAAAGCCAAGGATATCTCCCCAGTTCCTTAAAGAGTGTCCACCTTCCCTGTTGGGACAAGCAAGTCTGGATAAGACCAACGTATCACTATGCTTAAACCCAGAGAAATCTATCTTCCACAATCTCTCCAAGACAGGAACATCAAAAGCAATAGAATTATGGCCTACAATGTGCTTATCCTTTAGGTTGGACAGTAACACCCTAAAGTCCTCTGGTTCTTTGATAATAACTGCTTCCTGTTTATCAACAATACAACCAACACAGAATATCTCAGTGGGTTTTAGACCGTCAGTTTCAATGTCAAACCAAAGCATTAGACTTTCCTTTTTTAAAAGTCATCAGAAACCTCCAAAGGACAGCTAGTCTCCTCCATTCGTCCTGTGTCCTTGTTGTAGTAAAGATAACAGGCAGGGCCAGTAAGACCACTAAAGCGATTCTTTAGCACCCTGACGGTAGTTGTGTTCCTAATATAAGGATCTGCGTTCTGTTGATCTCTTTCTAAACCAATGACCATATCCGATAGCTGTGCAATGGCCGCTGAACCCCTAAGTTCCGCTAAAGATATCTGCCCACCATCCTCATGTGCCTTACCTTGGGGTCTTCTCAGGTGAGACACTAAGAACAAGCCTACACCTGTCTCCTGCACAAGTTTTCTCAGGTTAGTCATAATGGAGTCAATGGCCTTCCTTTCATCATTAACTTCTTGGTCACTAACGACTATGCTTAGATGATCCAGAATGATCCACTTACAGTCTAAACCTCTAGCCATGTATCTAACCCTAGCTAGTAGGTTATCCTCTGAAGTAGATCCCCAATGGTCAAACAAATACACCCTTCCAGTTCCTAAAGTTTTCTCCCAACATGTCCTCTTATCTTCTCTGGTTATATTGTCATTAAGATGTAAAGGTTGATTAGCTTCTATGGACATTAAACCTAAAGCAGTTCTAGGGATATCTTCCTCTAATGCCAATATACCTATATTGTCCTCAGTTGCATCTAGGATGTAATGCTGTAGCTCTCTGACCATTTGAGACTTGCCCATACCGGAACCACTGGTAATTGTGACTAGCTCTCTCTCCCTAAACCCAAAGGTAAGATCATTCAAACATTGCCAAGGATAAGGATAAACTAAGACATCCTCCCTATCCATGAGTAAATCCCAAGTGTCCACACCAGAGATAATCCCGTCAGGCTGATATGTCTTTGCATTCCACCATTCCTTAACAAAGGCAGACACCTTATTCGCCACTAGCATATCGCTAGCGTCCTTCATGGGTAAGGTTACATTCTTAGCCTTGTTGGGTGAAAAGAGATCCAAGACACTCCTAGCTGCATCCTGTCCTGCCTTGTCATTATCAAAACATATGACCACACTCTCAAAAGTTTCAAGATATTCTAGGTTCTCCTTTATATCTCTAACGGCACCACTACAACCTGACCTAATGGAAACCACAGGCCACTTATTATCAAACATCTCACTTACTGATAGGGCATCCTTCTCACCCTCAACTATAGTAATAAACTTCTGTCCAGTTCTAAATTTAGATTGTCCAAATAAACCTACGTTGGTAAAATGACCAGTCGTAGAAAATTGCTTAGAGTCAACTACTCGCACTTTAGTGCCGACAATCTCATCTGTACTTTTATCCACATAAGGATAGTGGTGCTTAACTATTTTACCCTTCGTATCGTATTCTACAGACACACCATATAGCTTCATTGTGTCTTTAGATAGCCTCAACTCTGGAATAGCCGCTATTGTTCCTAGCATCTCTACTCTCGCCTTTTTAGTTGGTGTGTGAGGGACAAACTTAGCATCCCCTTCTTTATCTTCTGTTGCTGCTTCATAATGATGACACCCAAGGGAAAAACAATACCCATGCCCATCCGAATACCTACCAAAATTATCCTTAGAGCCACACTTTACGCATGGCTCATGGTGGGAAAATTTATTGCTCTTTTTCCGTTGGGAAACAACGGCCACTAAAAATCGCCCATGTCGATATCAGCTAAAGACAAGACTTTAACTTTGTTTAGATAAGTAGCGACACCGTGGACTGGGTGAGGATTACCTAAAGTATAAGCAATGCGAAGTTTAGAACCTCTGGTTATATGCCCAGTGAATGGCTTACCTTCACCATCAAAGACAGGGATATCATATTTGGACACAAACTTACGTTGTCCTGTTCCTTCATAATCTTTTACCTTTACACCTTTGTTCTTTAATTCATCTACTACATCTTCTCCCAAAGACAGTGTAAGGGCATACTTACCTGTAGATTGCCCGTTGTACTCCTCATGCTCACTAAGGTTAACGAATGCTGCACTACCTTCTAATACTGACATATTGATACTCCTAAGTTAGTTAACTTGTTGTTTAAAAAATTAATTACCTAAATGGTAAGATTGGATTATACCATATTTTTACTGCTTTGTCTTATACAACGTCACCTTTTTAAAAATCATCTTCGCCACAATAACTATCCTCTAGTAAATCCTCTATAGTTAACCCGTTGGAAAGTAAGAAAGTTTTCCCACTTTCAACAAGACATAAGGTGCATAAATCATAGTACACCCTAGTGTAGTTATCGTCTTTCCTAACAAGTTCCCGATCATTTAATATACAATTACAGGCTCTACACTTAGACATTTTAATTCTCCTTTAATAGTCCTCTAAAGATGTGTGCTATAACATCTACTGTCCACCCGTTACCTAACATTCTATATCTCTGAGTGTTAGAAACTCCCTCTGTATAACCCTCTGGGACAGTTTGAAGTCTCTCACATTCAAGAGGATCAAGTTTTCTTATACCTGAACCCCTTAATGTAACTGAGGGTATACTACCTCCCCCTGAAGCCGCTCTAAGGGTTACAGATTTATTAAAGTGAACTCTAGGTTTCTTCTCTTTAAACCCACCGTAAATGTTAGACAACATCGGTTCTTTTACATCGCCTAACAAAATGTCTTTAAGAAAAATACCTTTGTCCTTTGGCAGCGAAAGTATAGGAATATTTGTCCAGTATAAGCGTCTACGACTCTGTGCTGATACAAGACTACTATCAATTTCTATAGGCTCAACACCCATATACTTACTGATAATGTCCTGAGATTCTTGTTTCATCTTAACATTTTCTAGCAAGAAATACTTAGGCTGTATTTCTTCCTTAATTCTTATAAACTCAAAAAATAGTTCACTTCTAGGATCATTAAAGTTTAGCTGTTTACCTGCAAAACTAAACCCTTGACAGGGCGAACCACCTATGAGAAGACCGATATTTAAACCGTCAGACTGATTATCAGCAATCTTAACATTTCTAATATCTCCAACTTGAACCGTATCTGGATAATTAGCAGAAGAAACTTTAATCGCATACTTATCTATTTCACTCGCATAATACTTTTCGTAAGACACACCCGCGCGATCTAAAGCTATACGTCCACAGGACATACCGTCGAATAAACTTAATACATTCATTTTAATTTTCCTCTTTAATAGTCCTCACTTTTATCCTCTTCCTCTATGTTTTCAAATGCTCGAAGATACTGGTATTCATTCCAGAGACTCACCAATTCGTCTCGTTCCATCTTCCGAAAAACATCTAAATTATGCTGCCAAACTATATCTTTGGCTTCCTGCAATGACACAAACTGCGTGTGATGATCCACAATGGCCTGTAAGGCATCGTTGTATTCAGGGTCATCTGGAATTACGTCATATCCAATTAGGTTTTCTTTAATCTTACTCATAATATATTCCTCATTCATTCCACATAAATTCTACGTTTAATTGTACAGCACTTCCGTTAATAGACACTGGGTTATCCTCTCTCAGCTCATATAGTGCCTTATAATGCTCGTTGAACACAATAATTCTAGTGCTAACCAAAGTCAACAACAATGCTAGGTCATTATTGGTTAACTTGTCGGCTAGATCTTTAATCTCTGCTGCTTGCATAACTACCTCGCTTAATTTTTTAAAGTATAGGTTTCGATAAAAACACTGCTGATCGTTTATGGGCTTCAGTTTCAAATTGAGGCCAAGCATAATCTTTTTCTCGACGTTGTAGGTGCTTATCCAGTATAACATCGGAATACTTTAACGCCGCATATAGACTACTCTGGGGCAGTAAAGTGGCCTCTGCAATCTCCGGCACCGTGTAGAGAAGATGCTTCTTTAGATCTTTATGGCTACTACAGTTCACCCACTCACGCAATTTTTTCGGTTTTCTAGCCCTCATCTTCGTTTTCCCCATATTTGAAGCTATAATCTGCCGTGGTTTGATAATTGTGAAAGTTACTCTCATTCTCACCATCATCATAACCATTCTGCCAACCTTCGTCCGTTACTCGACAGGGCATCTGTGGATTTCTAACCCCCAAATACTCACCCAAACCGACGTATAAAGCACTTTGCATTTTCATACTTCACTCCCTAAGTTATGGATAAAATAATTCTCAGATTGACCAGTGTTATACACGATAATACCAGAGCGCCACAAAATAAAACCGAAAGGCACAGCAGGGTGATAAACTTTTGTTTTCTCTTGTGTTTTTTTTCAAGTTCAAGCATAGCACTGTTCATTATGTACCCCCTCTTTTGTCTTGATTGCCTTTACATATCCTATACACTCTCCGCTGCAAAGTCCTAGGGACTTGCCACAGTTTCCGTCCTGAGTGTCTACCCCATCCACTAATTCTAGCATGATCGGAGAACGCCAACCAGTCCTCGAAATTAGTCAAAGGGATATCTTGTGCTACGTCTCTCGTTAAATCCCAATCAAAGGACACGCTGTAGAGATCACGGTCGCCTGCCATCTCTATAGAGTTAGGTATTGGTGTTGTCATTGTGCAGCCTCCTGATCTTTCCTAAACCAATCAAACGCCCTTTCTTTACACGCCTGTAATTGCTCTTGGGATATCCCTAGACTAACCACAAGAGCATTCGCTTGCTGAATATATACCGATGCATCATCTTCGTCAGTCGCGGACAAAACCAGATATAATGCAAGCGTTAAGCCCTCGGTGTTGTTAAATTCAAAATCTATTTGTTCACTAATCATCTTTTACTGCTCCGTTTTTGAGAAAGATTTACATTTTAATGCGCCAAAAATGGTCTATATTTAGCACTTTTATGCGCTTGTTCACGCTTCTTTTCGTTCACTAGCAGGTTTAATCCAGAGGTAATCGCACCAAAACGGCTCTGAAGCATTGCCCGCGTAGAAATAAGAATCGTCCCAACCGTTACTCGAACATTCAGCGTAATCTTCGTCAGACATTTTCTCGCTATCCATAAAACCCTCGTCAACGGCATAGTCGAGTGCATCTTGCTCGGAATCTCCGTATGCAACGCAAATTAGGCCAAACTCGTGTCCGATTAAATACGCTTTTTGGTCAAATCTAAATCCGTCTTTATTTGCAATTTTCATGCTGTCACCTCCTTATTAAATAATACACCGTTGTATTCGTTGAATAATTCATCAACGCAACGCCTAGCGTCCTCAGACAGGGCCATATACTGCCCCGCTTGTATCATCTTGTGATAGTCGTTGACCCCTTCGCATATACCTTCTTCCAGTGCGTCCTCAACATACTTCCAGTTATCTACTGCCCATTCTCTCAAGTCGGAGTACGTGAATATCGATTTTTTGAAATTATAGGTATCTATATGAGAATCTATGATTTCGTGTAGTCCTCCGTAGCAGTCCAGTAGATCATATAAAACGTCACTGCTATCTATTTTCTCATCACCTACTACTGTCTCTTTTATTTCATCCAGTATTTCATTTTTCATGGTGTCACCTCCCTATCTAAAATTAATTTACGCTCTAAATATTGGAACCCTTTAAAAGAAACATTTTCACGATTACAAATGCGTAACAGTTCGCTGACTCTCTCCGTCTGTGTTAGTCTTCTAAGCATTTCTTTAGTGCCGTAAAGGCAGTCAAACTCAACTTGTATCCTGCCTAATTTAACTGCTGATTCGCTGAAACTCATGCTGTCACCTCCTTAATGCTTTTTAAGGTTACCTTGTTATAATGCTCACCAATCCTTGCTACTACCTTTTTATTAAGATAGTTACCGATGGAATAACCCAACAAAGAGTCTATAGGCGTGTATACTTTTAAGCCATTAAGCATAAATGAATAGCGAGGGTTTCCGTAGTAGCTAGTATCTACGTGCGTAATGTCTTTGATGGCTCCGATGTGCATTTCAATGTTTTTCATGGTGTCACTCCTCTTTGTGTTGAATAAATACAATAAGAACCACTGTTGCCAGTGGCTCCGATGTGCTTACTCAGTGGTTGGGAAGGGGCCAAATATATTCAGCATTACGACCAACGACCTTACCCTTTAGCTTGACCGTTAGCTCGTAAGGGTCATAGATGTGACCGGAGTCGAGCTTCCAACTCCCGTTGTTTGTAGCTTCAAGCACTCTTGCAAGCAGTGCCGTGAGTGCTCCGTCTCTTCGTGTCCAATAGACTTCGATTAACATAATGTGCCTCCGCAGGCTTAGTAAATAAATTCAATATAGACATATTACCCAAAGGTTCCACCAGTGTACAATGATTTATATTCATACTTAAAATTAAGTTTATGTCTTTTTGGTATAGCTTCTTACTTCCTTTTATACACTAATGATTTCCCAGTGTTGGACTATTG